CAGAGTTAGATCTATCGACGATGATGTTCTTTTTGCCGTATAAATACATAAAAAGTTTTGTGTACGGAGTGTTTAGTCGGAACGACTTGGAGGATCCTTGGTGTGCGGAATCCTTAAAAACGTTTGACGTCGCTCTGTATAGGGAATTGAATGAATATACGAAGGGAGGAGCTAATACGTATGAGCTTGAGGAAATTTTAAACGAACTTTCGGAGACGGATCGAAACTTTGTTCCTGATTTGGACACACATGAGACTTTCGCATTAGAGTATGCAACAAAAAAGGTCCTTGGATACATGCAAGCCGTAGTCGGAAAGGTAGAGCCATGGTCGATTGAGCGTTCAGTGGAATCGTTGCATAACGATACTTCTGCTGGAGCTGGATATCTGGGAAAGAAAAAAGGGGAAGTAAAAGGGAGTATTCTCGAACAAGCGAAGATGATGTTTTGGAAGGCAGTTGATGGAGTGCCTGTCCTTGCTGTTGCCACGATGGTTGGAACTAGAGCACATATGCACAAGTTGACGAACAAGGCTAGACGAATGATTTTTAACGTACCTGCTGCACAGATTGCATTGGAATTATGCTATGTGAAGCCGATTACTGATAAGTTGTTGGAAAAACCTGACAGTAGCTTGATGTTTTTTGGAAAAAACGTTATCGGTCGTCTTGCTTTGTTGATGAGACGAGCATTTGGTAGGAAGAGCGCTGCGGTTAGACTTGATTTCAAGAAGTTTGATCGAACTGTGCCGACTTTCTTGTTGCGTCGTGCTTTTGGCATTGTGAGGGAGCTGATCGACTTTGAACATTGGGAAGGAAAATCCTTGAGTCCAAGTGAAGTACAAAGACAGAAACGAGTATTCGACATGGTGGAAGAATATTTTGTCAACACGCCTGTGATGTCTCCTAAAGGTAATTTGATTATTATCGAAGGGATGATTATTTCGGGCTCGGGTTTTACCCAACTAATCGGTTCCATTGTAACTGCAATCCTGGTGGAGATGGCAGCACAATATGACGGGATCGGAGTTATGTTGCTTCGAACTCTTGGTGATGATGGTTATGCTGGTCTTGCGCAATATCCTGATTTGGAAAAATGGGCAAAGTATTTCATGCGGTGGTTTAGAATGGAGCTCTCGGTTGAGAAATCAAAAGTATTCAATGGAACGTCTAACGAAAAGAATTTTTTAGGGTATGTTTTTAAACATGGATTCTTAGTTCGCAAGTCGTTCGATTTGTTTAACTTGTTTTTACATCCTGGAGGGGAAGTCGACTCGTTACAAAAAAGTTATACGAGATTGACGGCGTACATGTTTCTAGGAGGAGTGTCAGACTTGAAGTTTTGTAAGTTTTACGAATACTATCAGTCGTGCTATGATCTAGATGATTCGTGGGAATTTCAAGATGATTGGGAAATGAAGTCGAAACGAGATTATGCTGGACAGAACATTCCAATTAAGAGATTAAATCAGTACACGTTTAAGGACTTTCTTTATGGTTTGACGGCTATAAAATAATTCAAAACCTC